CTTTCTAGGAAAAGCTGACGGATCACTTTGGCTCATATTATCTTGATTGATTTGTCCAGGGGGCGCTTGAGCTGGGCGCCCCTGAGCTGGCTGCGCTCCCGGGCGAGGCCCTTTACCCCCACCACCTTGAGGCGAACCCCCTCCTTGAGGAGCTAATTGCTGTAACTGCTGCTGCATAAGCATGGTTTGGCGCTTAATAAGCTGCACCCGTATCGTACCCTTAGGGTCCTTTGTTCTTTGTAAAGCCTCAGCTAAGAGCTTCATATGAGCCGCATGGTTGTCGTTAGGATGAACTGGGGTCTCAATACCCTGCTCCGCTAACTGAAGTTCAAGCTTGGGGTCAATCTCTAGCTGAGACTTAATGTCTTCCATAACGAGGGGGGCGAGACGAGGCCCAAAAATATTAGAGGCAGCATGAACAAGAGCAGGAGCAACATTAATTCTATAGCCTGGCATAGTCTGCGGAGGAATAGTTTTGAGGACATTAAGGAACGCCACCTGTTGTTGAACCATCTGCATAGCACGAGCTTGTTCTACGCCAAACCATTTAAATACATAACGGTTTCCCATTTGAAGCTCAGGTACTGACTCCATATTAGCCCTTATACCCAAATCCCCATAAGCACGTACACTAATCTCTTCGTCTCGGTATTGGTGATCCATCTCCATAAACAGCGTAACTACGTCAGAAAGAATACCTCCCTCTAACGTCGTCACCGCGTCCGCGGTTGACAACATATCTACCTGCTGCTCATTCGCAATCTGGGCTTGATTAGGTTTAGCTTTCCCCTGCTGTGCTGCCGTAATCATAGCGGGGTTAACAGAAAGAGTCTGAAATATCTCAGCCCTAACGTTAGTTAAAATCTCAAAAGCGTCTTTCCACATCTCGGGGAATTGAGCAAATTTAGTATCGTTAGGGCTCGTTTGCCAAACAGCAGCAAGATTAAGCACCATAGAACCGATACGAGGGTTTTTTTCAGGGTCCGTCATAATAATAGGCAGCAGCGCGTACATAGAGCTATCTGCTGCCTCGTTTATGACATCATTGGCATAATACTGCATCGTATCGATGTCAGCAATCAACGACCTACCTTTGGCTGAACCCTGAAGTTCCTCTACGGGACAAGAAATAATAGGTAAGCGATCACACCAAAGAGGATTGCGCATACAGGACAAGACTTTATCGCGACCACCAAAAAAAGTACGACAAAGACGCTTACCATCAGGGATATCAATAAGACTCCAAGTTTCATAAATAAGTGCATGTTTGCCTCTCTTACCTTCCTTGATACCCGCAGCGGACACCATCTCCTTAGCTTTGTCCACCCTCATACTACTATCTTTGGACATCTCCTCAATAAGTTCTTCGCCTTTTTTCTTATCTATTTGTTTTTGATCGATTAATTGCTGTATCTTACCCTTACCCCAGCGGCGCATAATTGTAACCGAGCCGCCATCATGAATGGCATCGAGAAGACTATCAGAAGTCATAGGGAGAACTAAGAGGTCTGCATCGGCGATGACTTCGACCGTGGGATGGGAGGACTTAAGCTCCTGTTCAGGGCTCATATCCTTAACTTTTTCCCCTACATCAGCGTCCTGTTCGTCCTCGACAGAAGTTTCTTCTTTCGTAACGACGAACCTCGACCTGTCCGACCAAGAGATGTAGACGGTATATTGCCCTTCCACATCCCCGTTGACAAGAAGGGCGGGCACTTTCCGCCGTAAACGGGATTTACGAACGTAATGTTCGGCAAGAGCCGTAATTGAGTGAGGCTCGGTCCCGTCAGAGGATATACACTCAACATAACGACCAGTAGGAGGAAAAATTTGGTTCGTAAACCTCGTTTTTCTAGCTCTGATGGCGTTTTTAACGATCGGAACGAAAATGTTGTTATTACCGGTATATCCCTGTTTAACCCCAAGAATACAATTATAGATTTCCCAATAGTCTTGGATGTCGTCCGAGCGACGCCACTGGTCGTCAAACCCCTTCGAAATCTTTTCGTATTCTTTAAGAAGATGTTTTCGTATTTTACTTTTTTTAGCAAAATCCTCGGAACGCGACAAAATTACGTCAAATTCTTCATCTTCGTCGCTAATTCTGTCTTCGTCTTCAGCCATCCGCCAATACTCTGTTTATTTTTTCTTGGTTTTGCTCATATTCTTCCTTTGGGGCAGCTCTAGCCGAGATAAATCGACGACCTCCGGCAAAGGAATATCGGATACTATCATCTTGTTGTCCTCCTCGCAAGGTGGCTGCCCAAGACTCGAGTCCCTCTGCGAGGACCTGGTAGACTCCGGGAATGGGGTCATCGGTTCCAAATTTCCTAGCGTACCCGCCAGAGAAAGCACGTAAACACCATTCGGCACCGGGGGTGACTCGAAGTGTAGGTAAACCGCGTATCGAGCGTCCGAGCATAGTCCGTATAACTTCACGTCCATCTTCAAACTCTCCTCCACGACGAAGCTCCATAGCTTCGACCCGCATAGCGGACTTCATTCCGCTAGATGAATATGTAAAATGTTCTCTGGGAGCAAATACGGTGGGATTTCTGGGTGCCAAAGCTCTAACTTCGAGGAATATTCCTGGGAGTGTGGCCCCGGGGTCACCTTCTCGGACCCAATCGGCATGGATAACGAGCTGACTGTTGATAAGTTCACATAAAATCGCAGAAGTAACCCCCGAGCCGCTGTTAAGGCAAAGAAATAAAGGGGTACGAGAAAGGATAGCCACAGAAGGACTAACATTGGCTTCGCTAAAGTCTTCATAAACAGGAATTCCTGGGCGCATAGTTAAAAGGTAAGCTAAAGCGTTAGGAGCATCTATCCTCCCTGTAGGGAAGGACATTAACTGATCAATCATATCTTGGAAGGAGTCTCTAGATACTCCCGCAAAAATAATCTCCCCGGACTTGAAGAAGGGCTGGAGGGACTTGATGAAATCAAGCTTTCCCTTAGGAGCCTTAAGCGGCTCAATAGGTAGCAGTCGTCCCCGCTGTACCATAGCAGCGCGCAGCGGCTGCATAAGGAACTCATTGAGGCCATCTTGCTCAATCCCAATTTTGATAGGCGAATATCTAGCATCAACAGTAAATATATCCTCCGTTATAGCATCGGGGAGCCACATATGAGCTGAAGCTTCCCATATTATAAGCTTCGAACCCACCCAGGACCCCACCACTCGGCCAGTGCTCGCTGATGATTTATTAACTGTTCGTGCAGGATCATACGCGGCCAGAACGGGGTGCCAGGACCGAACGCGTTGTTCAACTCGTATATACTCGGGGAAAAACACGCGCGTAGCGGGGTCGATAGCTCGGCACATATACTCTTGTTCCCATTCAACCGAGTTACCCGACCGGAATAGGGACTCTTTCTTTTGATCGACCCATGAGAGTGGAAACCGTGAGGGCCAGGTCGCTCTCCGCTTGCCATTATCATCGATGTACTCAATTGGGAATACGCCACACTTCCACTCTCTGTTCTCGGTTAATTTGACGGCCCAAGCTTCCGGATCAAGAGGCGTAGCTGCGACTCGAACAATTGGGTTTGGTACACAAGCCGGAATAAGATCTCCCGTAACCCAATTGCTAAGTTTTCGTCTAGCTTCTTTGGTTGCAACTGTATCTTTAGACTCGAGATCATCCACTGCGAGGTATTCTGGTCGTATGTCAATGTGCTTAGTACCTCGTACGGCTTGTCCTTGTCCAGCACATTGGATGACGACTCCAGTGGACAACTCAATTTTTGATTCGTGCCAGGTCGGACCAATAAGAGTTCCAAACAAAGACTCGAGTGTTCCGTTGTACTCGAACTCTCGCTTGATGGCGCGTAGTCGATCACAGGCCCGCTCATATGTTTCTCCAATTATAAGGAAGTTTCTAAACCGCTGAAAGCAGGCATCTATAATTATAGCCTCCTCCAGCAGGGTGCTTTTAGCCGCACCCCGAAAAGCCATTAAGAGAACATTAGGATGGCTGCTATGTATGTCAAGGATCATATCTCCATGAAATTTAGGCGTAGAGTCAGTATGTCTATGAGGGAATAAGGCGATATGAGCTTGTATCGGATTGTAAAAGAGGCGCCTAAGCGCCTCTTCTTTTTGTTCGTCGGGGGTCACATTAAACTCACTGATAAGCGCCGATTGTGATATTACCAGTAGAAGGTCTTCGACCGCGGGAAATACCCCACACAACACCGGAAGGACTCATACCCCCCGCAGGGACATTGTTATAAAGATTTACACCCGCATTAAAAAGAGGAGAACCAGAAGCAGGATAGAAATTATAAGCCGCTCCGTTTGTGAACTTAGGGTCAGCAAATACTCCGTGAACTTCCAATTTCGGAGTCACAGAATCGCCCCAATTGCCAGTACCTCCAATAACACAGTTACCATTAATAGGACATGCCATAGGCCCAGACGGCAACGCGATAACCTGCGCCGTATTATCAGACGTACGATTTGGCCAACAATTATAATCCAACCATGTTTGACCGGAAAATGGATTATTGTTCATCCATGCCCCAGCGCCGACTATACCGAAGTTCTTAATATGCGCGAATACGTTATTGTTAAACACCTGGTTGGTTTCAGAAGTAACCCAAGGATAAATACCAGCATTATTAGGTACTCCATTAGGTCTCTGGTTATTAGACCATCCACCATCAAGACCATACACCGTGTTATTATATACATAATAACCGTTATTAGTCATCGTTGCGCCAAATAAATTGTTGAACGCAGCATTGCCGGGTAGAACGATATTGTTACGAATAGTTACGTTGTCACCATGAGCCCCACCAAACTGCGGACCAACACCTGTGTCATAAGTTTGGTATATCCAATTACGTTCAACAAGCCAGCCTTGGGAACTACCTAGCATATCAACGCCGTCACCATTCCGTGAGTTAAAGTCACTAGCGCCGCCGTTATTGCCGCCGCCACCCCACTGCAACACGCAGTCTCTTACAACAGTGTAGTTGCTTGTACCACCACCCGAAGCCATAATAAGTCCTGTAGCACCGAACCTAATATCAAGGTTCTGTATTGTAATGTAGTCCTTATCAATAAGAATGTTAGCTGTATCTATTGCGAGACTCAAGCCAGGCATTGCTGTAGCAGGGTTAGTAGTCGAATAAATCTGTACAGTCCATTGAGTTGTACCATTAGCCCCATCAGTGTTAAAGTTCCAATCCCCTTGAGCTGTCAAGTGCGCAAGGCCATCGCCAGGCTTATACCAAACACCACCTGTACCACCACCAGTCATTTTCCCAGTGCTAGCATTAATTAGATTAACGGGTACATTTGTTCCACCAACTGCGGTGAACCCCCATAGAATGTTACCCACGTCATTAGCCTGGTAATAAGGCAATCCGTTTGTATTCCCAGCAGATGGCGGGAACGTTTGAGCACTCCGCCATAGGTTCGTTCCTACATTAACCCAGTCAGTAGTATGAGACGCATCGTACGACCCGTCAAAAATAGGAAGGGTAGTACCTGTTCCGTAAGCATCGAAGACTATCGGATTATTAGCCGAACCCGAGGTTTTAGGATGCAACTGTACACCGCGAGAATTAACGGTGTTCCCCTGGGTACGCCATGTATCCCCACGCTTAAATGATATTGTCGTACCGGGCAAGAACGAAAACCCATTAACTTTATCAAGCGTTTTCCACGGAGCCGCTTTAGTCCCAGGATTAGTATCAAGACCGGTGGAAAAACTAACAAAATATTCGTTAGCGCCCTTAACCGGCGCGGTATTCAAACCAAATACGCCCCCCATAGAGGCGCCAATTATGAAGGAGATGTCACTAGCGGGAATTACATACATCATAGAAGTAGCCCCAGCTATGGGGGAGCCTTCATGATACCATTGAATAGCTCCAGTGCCACCTGACACTGTAAGAGTTTGACCAACCTGAGCTGTTCCTGAAATTGCTACACTCATATGATATTCCTTTCCTGAGGGTTAAAACAGTCCACGGCGATCCTCTACGCTGGAGACAAGAGCGGAGGATCGCCGGGACCAGTCGCGGGTTTCGGACCAACCACGGAGCATCAAAACCACCGCGACACTCCCGCATCAGTTCAAGGCCGAGTACGGGGAGTCCTTAAATAGCATTGAATAGAAGTCTTAGCAAGAGCGACCTAGTGAAGCTCATAATTACAAAGGCCAAGGTTAGCTTCCACGCTTTAGCCCCCTTAATCCCAAACCACCCTAGAATCATATTCCCAAGCCATATCCCTATGATTGTATTAGAGAACGCTTCAAGAGCTGACATCTCCGGATTTTGCATTAGCGCTCTTTAACAAATGGGTAACCATACGTTCGGCATGGGGGACTTTAGGCTCTATGGACTGCCTAGCAATCTTTATCATAAGAAGTATCTCGGCACGCTCTTTAGCATACAAGGGACCCGAGATTTCCGCAGAAGCTCTAACTAAGTTAGCCACTGCATCGAGTCTCCAAGATAGTTTATCCTGGTAAATAAACTCCTCGTCAGCCATATATCACTCCTATGAGAAAGTTCCAAAGGTAGAACATACCTACTATAAGTACGATATACATAAGCATTTCGAGCGGGTTATGTTGCGGCATCATCTACCTTTTCTCCTACCTGATCTTACCCATACTATAGGCAATACCACTGCGAGTACAAAGTATACTCCATTATGTTCCAACCAGTTCCAGTCTATCATTCAAATATTGCTTCCTGAGGGTTTTGTTTTTGATCCTGGTATTTCCCATTATATGGGGTATCTGTAGATACATCTAAATGATGAAATATAACTTGCGCAATAGGCGATCCTTCTTCTATATATACCGGATATCTACCATGGTAAGAAATCTCTAAAGTTAAATACCCTCTCCATCCTGGCTCTATAATAGTATTCTGTACACAAACCCCTCGTCTAGCCCATGTACTTTTATCATGTACTACACCCAATAAATTATCAGGTATAGAAAAATATTCTACCGAGGAACTAAGTTTATAATCCTCCGAATATAAAATTATACCTTTTGCTGTACGAATATCATACCCAGCAGGAGATAGTCCGTACGACATGCCATGTATAATAGTACGCTCATAGAACGGATACACGGGTCTGATTTTTCGAAGAGTTTGTGCTGAAGCTATCATACTACAACCTTGCTACGAGCTTTCTCACCTAGCTCCCTGTCATACACAATGCTCTGAAGACTTCTCCCAGCAAGAAAGCCAGCACCATAATTATATGTGTCTTGTGGAGCGGGGGTCTGATGGGTTTCAACGATGCATCCTCCTTCTTCTGATACGAACTTGGAAACGTGGTGTACATGGAAAGTGTGTGCGTACCTGTATTTTGTCAATCCCCAGTCTTCAGGTCGTCTCGCTGCCATAATACCAGCCATCTGTTTTGGTCCAGCCTCATGACCGTGGGTGGCAGCGAGGAAAACACTACCGTAGCGTTTCCAATAAAATAAGGAAGGGGAAACATCGACAGTGACTCTTCCCTCATTTCTGTACCAGGCTTGTAAAAAATAGGAAAGGGCGGTTGAGGCGTGTTCATCATGGTTCCCTTTTAATATGCGCACCTCCACGTTTTTGTGGTTGTGCAAACACAAGTCTATGTTGTCTACGAATATCTGACAGGCAACACCTAGAACTTTGTCGTAGCGATCATCAACCTGTTGTTTATGCCCACCGCGTCTAGTTTTCTCCTCGTTGGAGTCCGCATGGAGCTGGTCGCCACCTCCTAAGATAACGGCTAGCTCTGACGGGAGTGTCATATTAACTAGCCGCGCAAAGGTCGAGGTTATGACCTGTCTAGCTGTTTTTAAGTCCCAGTCGACGTCGACTTCAGAAGCCCAGCAATACTGACCAATATGTAGATCGGGAAGACAATACAAACTAAGTAGGGAAGAATGATAAGACCCATCACTGTTCCTATCACTTTCTCTAATGTCTCGAGGCGGGGGTGTGTCGGTCCTTGAGGATAGTCCGGGTCCCCCGGGAATGATGGAGGTGTTCCCCAATATATCTGGTCGCTCATAATTCTCAAACGCCTCCTTGATTATCCGGCATGTCTCCTCCGGATCGGGATGATTAAAAGTTTTTATCCACTGGGCTTTTGTCTCACCGTCAGGGCCTACTAAAGTAGATAGACCTTTAAGTTGGTGGCCTGTCGGCATAAAATTAAGTGGAGGATTAGCAGCTCTGGCCTCTCTTCGACGAGCATTATACCGCTCATTTATGTTCGGGTCTTTTGCACGGTCGTCTCTTGCCTTTTGGCGTAACTTTTCTCTATTTTTCTCTCTGTATTTAGCTTGGTCTGCTCTAGCTCGGGCTCGTAGATTCTCTATATCTATGGCCATATGATCCTTCCCTTATTTAAGGATTGGAGCATATGTAAGGGGGCTCTTTGATGCTGTCAAGGGATAGGCGAGAGGCCACTTCCCAACCCGCCAAGGTGAGAGAAGTGGCTTCTAATCGGCTTCAAAAATAGGAGACGCCTGCCGTTACAGCTTTTATATAAGCTAAAATTATAAAAAAGCAAACTTAAAATTAAATTTTATCTATCATTTTATAATCTCCTTAATTTTAATCTAAATCACTAAACTCGTTTTTCATATTTTGCCATTCTGCTTCTAGTTCGCTTAATTTTTTGCGAGTCTTGCGTATGGTGTCAGCCATTTGACGCAACGACCTACCTCTATGATGTTGGGTAACCGCAAATTTTATGTCAACCTCGCTTAGTTCGGGGAAATTTTTAAGCAGGTAGGCTTCGATTGCTTCGTCACTGTGCCCTAAATTACGCCCATGTTCGACGTGCGCCTCGTGAATTTTAGTCAACTTGAGGTCAGTTAGCATAATTTTTTGTCCTGTTTTAGTTTAGTTGACCTTCTATATAACACGAATTTTTGCAATGTCAAGGGGGTTGCAACATTTATTAAGTAAGAAAGGGGTAGTTCGTTTAAAAAATAGCGCGAATTTAGAGATAAAAGGGAAAATTATAATTTTATAAAGCTTAAAACGCGTTTTCCCTGAGTTTTAACCGGTAAATTTAACGGTTTTTAGCTTAAAATCGGTAAATTTAACGACTTAAAAGTACAAAACAAGAACATAACATGGATATTTGTTAATAATAAGATATTATCTAATAACTAATAAGTGCTTGATTCTGCAGGGGTTACAGGAACTGCACAGCTTGAGCCCCCTCTATCTATCTATCTAATAAAATGTATATATGGATATATATAAAGGGGGGGGGAGATAGGCACATTTTGGCACTCCCTAAAAATGCTATATCCCCCCCTTCCTATGCAGCTAGCCTCTACAGCCAAGCTTAGAAGCCCTACTATCCAATCAAATCAAACACTTATGCTAATAATGACCTAATATTAAATAATTTTGGAAGAGACCTTGAAAAATTAGAAGTCACTACTATGTAATGATATCAACGACTTATCCTAAAAGGAAACTAAAACATGATAAACGATGAACCTGCGCTTCCTGTTTTTATCCCGATGTCGGATATAATTAAAGAAGCCCCCCACCTGCCGCCCATAAAACCAACCGCTCCAATCGGTTTTATGACGACAGAAACGATCGATAAAATGCTGCCAGTCGCGCAAAAAATAGTTTATGTGCACGGTGTGCCCGCGGCGCACTGCCCTAAAATAGCTAAATTAGGGTTAGAGCGAGCTATGTTTAATATAAACGCTTTAGTCGAGAGCTGGGCTAAAGAAGGATTAAGCTTCGAAGCTTGCAGGAAGAGGCGCGAAGAAGTCGTCTCGAACATTTTGCGCCAAGTTTCTTTGGATGCTATAAGTGGCTTGCGGAAACACAAATCTTCGTTCCAGCAAGAAAAGCTAAAGCGAGACTTAGAAAAAATAAATCACACCGTACACCATTTTCAAACCCAATTAGCGTATGCGCTCGACAGACAATCTCGATTGCAAGCGCATATGGAAATGACAGAGCAACCCGAATGACCTCTCACCGAGCCCTTCGGCCGCTAGGTAGGCGCCCTTGGCCCTACCGGCTACGACGCGCCGTCTATGCCCGCGTATGGTTCGCTATGGGCCTCTCAACGCATGACATGCTCGCCTTGGCCTACTGGTTCGACCGACGCGGCCTGCGCGACAAGCGCGACATCCGGTCCGCCCTGCGCGATGGCTTGGTAGGCATCGAGATCACCGATACCGCGCAAGCCTTCACTATCACGAAAAGTTGATACGTGATCACGTTTTGTTCGCCCTACCAGGCAAAAAGTGATTTGAACTTTTCAAAATTAAGTATAATGATTGGAATAGGGAAGTACCCTATGCACAAGGAGATAAAAAATGACTATCTGGGACACAATCGCAATGCTAGGCGCTTTTTCTAGCTCAGCCTATACCGATGGCCAATTGATCACTATCGGCTGGAACCTTTGGAGTGTTGACTTCACAAAAAAGTGATCAAGAAACCCAAAACGTGATTGGACTTCCGACGCGACTGCGGTATCCTATGGTTGTGGATGCAGCGAAGAGGGACGATGAGCGACGAAGCGAGGCTAATCGATCCGGGCCACCGTGCCCGGGGAGCGTGCCCAGCGGCCTAGGAACCCTTGCAGACCACATCACATAGGAGACAATGCGCGCATCCCGTTGAACGCGCGTGAAACGGGCGCAGTTTCTAGGAGATGACAATGCAGTATGATCAACATGTAAAAACTTGGGAATTCTATTGGCGGTTCGTTACACGCCGTAACCGGAGACAAAAATGACGACGTACACGAAGGCGCAGGCAATTATCGACCGGGACTTTTACAGAGCCCAATTTCAAGACGCGCTCGAGAAAGTAGAGCACCTTAAAGCGGAATTAGGGCTTTGGGTGTTTTCACCCGAGAAGTCAACTCTCCCGGAAGAGTTGAAGACGTTGCCTCCATCCTTCGAACAACCCGACCTTGTGCGCTCCGAAGCGTACACGGTGCCTACTGAGTTAGTCGAGAGGTACAGGTTTACGATATGAGCGTAGCTAACAGGCGGTCCGCCGCTCGCAAGATCAAACAACGGTATGGCCCCCCAAAGGGCCATACTCCCGAAGCCCTTAAAGCGAACAAGGGGAAAAAGAAATGACTAGGTTGGTTATATTTTTGGTTGGGATAAGTATGTTTATAGCGGGAGCATTATATAGCGGACATTTAGCGGTTACATATTGCAGCTAATTAAAAGACGTTTCGGCCAGCGGGTACTTGCCTCCCCGCTGCGCGAAGCGCCAAGGAATAAAGCGGCTTTGGTCGAACCCTGGTGGTTGCAGCTTTGGCGCTTCATAGAATGTAACCTGCGTGAACGGCAAAGCAACGTAGTTGTGAAGCCTGAGAGTAAGGTGCGGATAAAACTGGCGCGGCCGCACACTTCACTAAGGAGACAGCATAATGGTTGACAGGACAAACTTCAA